TTACCCCTTTTTTCTCTAGTGCCGTTGCAATTTTAGGGTTCTGGACTTCACGGATAAAATTCTCAACTAACGTCGCCGCCGTATCACGGTTTCCCGTCGCATCCATTGCTGACTCCATCACCACACCCACATCCTTGATGCCCTTGACGCCACGACCACCGGCGGCAGCATAAAGAGAAAGCGAGGGACCTGCTTTTTCAGCCAGATCCTTCAGCTCATATGCCCCTTCTTTACCTAGCCGGTTAAGTACATCCATAGCTAATGTAGAGTTTTTATCGTCGTTGATTCCGTATTTCTGGAACTGTGCGAATAGTGCCCCAACTGACTCACCGCTACTGCCTGTACCTGCAATAGTTAATGCCGCAGACTTGAGGTTTTTGATACCGAATTCAATATCACCGGTCATTGCGTTGACTGTTTCCAGGAAGCCGACCAGCTCTTTATCATCAATACGGGTTTTGATAGAGACATCCTGAACATCGCTGTAAATGCTGGTAATTTGCTCCTTTGTTTTATCAGCAGAAATGCCCAGGCGGGTCAGCCGACGATCTGTATCGGCAAAGTTACGCAACATTGCACCGCTGGCAAAACCCGCAATCATGCCGGTATAGCGATTGCCAATTGCATCAATGGCACGGCCTGCTGCTGCTGACGTAGCTTTAATTACGTTCATTGCCCGCTGATTGGTGCGGGCGAACTCGGACATGTTGGCTCCGTACTGGCGGGCTTTCGCGGTCAGGTTACCTGACAGATTGATGAGTATTTCAGTGGTGAGGCGGTTTGCCATGTTGCTTCCTCAGCTGTTCTGTCAGACGCAGCAGCTGCCGCAGAGGCAACTGCTGCAGGTAGGACATATCAAAACGTTGAGACAAATTGACGAGGAGATTACTGAGCGCCGTCGCCAGCGGCATCAGGTCGCCCCCGGCCAGCGGTCTCCGTCACGAGGTCATCCATTTTGCTCGCGCTGCTGGACAGCAGCTCAAGGTCTTCAGGGTGAAATTTGTAAAGCTGTTTGAGATCCAGAGGGCCAGGAATTTCACCCACCCACAGGATTTGCTTACGCAGCAGTGCCAGCCCCATCAGCACCTCAGAGCAGTACGCCACCGCCTTGCCGTTCTCGCCAATGACCACGCGCTCCGCCTCAAGCTGGGCGTCGATAACGTCTTTTGAGGTCAGTTCACGGAATGTGACTTCGGTGTAACGGATCTGATCGTCAGTGCCTTTACCGGCGATGTAACCGTGTTTTAAGGTGATTTTCATCTCAGCCATGATTTACACCTTCACCAGTTTTTCGCCGATGAAGTTGGCGCTGATAGTGCCGCCATCTTCATCCAGCGTGGCAGGCTCAGCGGTTGCCGCGCCGGTCATCATGTAGGTCAGGCCGTTATCGCCCTCGAACATGACGGTGACACCTTCCCAGCCACTGATTTCAACCACATCGACATCTTCTGCAGCAGCGATGGTCATCTGGATCGAGGGACCCGCCATCTTGCCAGCCAGCCCCCAGACCTTACCGCCACCCATATGCTGGGTGCGTGTTTTACCGCCCGGATTGAGGGTTGACTTACCCGTGGTTTTGATTTCGCGGCCATTAATACGGATGGCCGCCTGACCCAGAATGCTCATAAAGGCTCCTTAAAGTTTGTACTGGACGAGACCGGCCAGTACACGCAGCTGGTTGACAAGGTTCGGGTGGCAGATGAAGTTCAGGCGGTTTTTATCGTCGCCGTCGAGATACACATCCAGCGTGTCTTTGTAGTCGTCGAAGTCCTCAACCAGACCCGCAGGAATCAGCTCAGTCAGTGCGATATCCAGCAGCTCGGCGCGGGCAATCTTCGGCGTCATCACCGGCTGGCCTGGATCAAGCAGGTCGAGCACATCATCCTCGGCCAGCTTGTGACGCGGGTAGCGGTTGGTGAACCGGTTTTTGATGACATAGCGGATGCGCCCCAGCGTCGCCGGTGACTGCACGTCGAGGTACGACGTATCGGCGTCGCCATACTGGTTGACGCGGTACATGGTGATTTCGCGCTCGATGCAGACGTTGTCGCTGGCGTCAACGTAATGGGTGGCGATGCCGTCATGCAGCAGCAGGTTGCGCTCCGGCATATCCCAGCGCACCGTTTTGACCGGCGGCAGGATGCCCGGCAGCACCAGCGTCTGCAGCGGACGGGCCGGGTCGTTGGCCAGATAGTAGGAGGCGATGCCGCCGTAGGATGCCGCCCACAGCCAGTGCGGTTGCGGCGCGATGTTGGTCCCGATACAGGAAATCAGCCAGTCGTTGCGGGTTTCACCAAACGTGCCGCTTTCTGCATGGGTACCCCTGAATGCGGTCCAGAGCTGCGCCTCAATCATTTTGAGCGGGCCCCAGCGTTCAAGCAGCTCATCCCGGATGGTGTTCAGGCTCTGGGTATCGTTGAACGGGAACACAATATCGGTATACCAGTCATCGCCCAGCGCCGCGACGACCGCCGCAATATCCGGGGTGCCGGTGCCGCCGGTGAAAGCAGTCATGGCCACCGCTACGCCTGTAGGTGTCTGCTCGCCGGAGTAGTAGTTGAGACGGACGTCCATCGCATTGCCGGTCGCGCCTTTCCAGTTGGTGGTCAGGGTGACTGACGTTGTTGATGCGGCTTTCAGCGCGGCGATGACCAGTGTGTCCGGGAGTTTGTTAACGGCGGCGATAATGGCTGTCGCGATAGCGTCGGCGGTATCGTCAGCACTGACGCCCACCTGCACCGAGACTCCGTTCACCAACAGGGCCAGCGTACCTGCAGCGGTGGCCGGGCCGGTAATGGCCAGTTCTGCTTTTGCGGCAGCACCGGCAGCGATATCAGCCAGTCCCATCGCCCACACTTCGGTATAGCTGTTAGCCTTACGCAGGGTTTTGAGCATCCCGGCCAGCATGGAGCCTTTACCGTAGAGCTGGTCAGCGGTGCCGTCGCTGGTGATGCGGTTTTGCGTCAGAACGGCAGCAGTGCCGGTCGCACTCTGCTGGCCGATGACGATAATTTTCCGTGACTGCGCCGGGGCGCTGTCGAGCGCCTGAGAATTATCGATATCGATGTACACCAGCGGGACGCGGATATCAGCAGGAATATTACCCAGTGACGACATATCACTTCTCCTTTACGGTTCGGGTCTGGCGGGCTTCCGCCGGTTCGGTTACAGACTCAGCCGCTTCGGTTACGGATTCAGCCTGGATATTCGAGATAACAACATCACCTTCAGCTTCGCGACGCAGCCACCACGCACTTACTGGCAGTTCTTCCCCTTCGGGATTCAGGCGCTGGCCATCGGCTTTACGCACCTGCAGTCCCGCGCGGGCGGGCTTAATATGTTTCTTCATCGTTACGGCTCTCTTACGTTAATAACGCCTTTAATAGGGTCGGTGTCGTCGCTGACCTGCAGCGTTGCACCCAGTCGCAGGAAGTCCGGGAGGGTGGCAAGGTCAATTTCATCATCCAGGCGGAACTCCTGCTCCCACGTCACGGCCCACATGGTCAGCCCCAGATCGTTAAGCCCGCCGGAATAGATATTGTCGGCGCTGACGGAGGTGGCCAGACGTTCGGCCTTCATACCGTTAGCGGCTCCGCGCTGGACAATGCGGCGCACCAGCTTTCCGACCAGTACCTCGCAGCGAGTATCGCGCGTATAACCCCATGCATCGGTGGCCATGACATACGCCGCCCAGGTGATATCGCCGACGGTGCCGCCTGCCTGAACGCGGATATTGCGCACCCGCAGCGCGGCCAGCCTGATGCAGCCATCACGATCCGTCAGGTAGGTTTTGACCTCTGCCGGGGTGCTGAACTGCCCGATGTGACGTTCGATGACGCTGACGCGGTCAGGCTTGTATTGCTGAGGTTCGTTCAGCAGCTCCGGATTCAGCCACGCCACGATGTTCTCAGCGGCGGAGACCGTGGAGCCGGTGGTCAGCAGGGACGGACGTTCATTACTCACGGTAATACCTCTTTCCAGAAGTCGCCGATGACGTGCATCAGCTCATCACTGTTTGCGGTGGACAGCCCGAGGTACTCGCGCTGCGGAATATCCATCATGCGGTTATGGGAGCCCACGGTCTGCCAGACCGGATGCTTCAGCGCCCGGCCAAACGCCTGATGAATAAGGCGCTTGTGAGCGCTGACCGGGACGCTACCAGCAAAACCGTCCTGGGGAACGCCGCTGTAACTGAGCGGCGAACCCACACGAACGCGGCCACGCTCGACGATGTACTGGATGCTGTCGAGCAGATCGCCATTGCCCTGCAGCAGGCTCTGATTTCCGCTGCGGGTCTTGCGATAACCCTCGGACCATTCCTCCCAGCGTTCGCCAGCCGGTGAAGTTTTCTCGTCACTGATGCGGCGGCGGGTCTGCGACTCCACGACGGCCCCGATGCTCTCCAGCAGCTCCTGCTGCAGCGAGCTGTCGGAGAGCTTCTCGATGGCCAGACGCATCTGCTGCAGCTTCTCAGCACCGATGACCTCAACCGAAATCCCCATCACAGCACCCCTTTGAGGTTGTTCCGGGTGAACAGGCGTTTGTTATCGGATACAACAATCATCCTACCGTTGTCGGTCTCCGGGGCTGGCGTGTCGGTCGGCAGGCCGAGGTCACGGGTGCCGTTCGCCATCTCTTTCAGGGTCTGGATGGCACTGTCGTAGCGTTTCTGAATCAGGTCGGTGATCTGATTGTCACGCTCGGACAGCCAGTAAATGGCGATGGAGACAGCTACCCGGTGCAGCGGGCGCGGAACGGTGGTGATGTTCAGCGGCAACTGGTAGCGCTTCGACAGAAACGAGTTGATCTCCGCGTCGGCATCGTCGATGGCCGTGGCTATCTTCGTCTCGTCAAGCTGATCAGTCGCTTTGTCGATGGCCATATTCCAGACCAGCGACCCGTCCGCAGCCAGCAGGTCATCACGGGTAACGTAAATTCCCATCAGTCTTTCTCCGCTACCGTCTGCAGGACCGTCACCACAAGATGAGGCTCAGCCTTGAGGCGCTCTGCGGTTTCGTGACTGATGAAGCACTCCACGACCACATCACCCTCCAGTGCATTGGCCTCGCTATCGCCCTCGGGATCGTCGCTGACAAATACATGCACCGGCTCGCGTGGCCAGAAGCGACCGCAGCGCCAGAACCCGCGCTCATGTCTGGCGCGAACCTCCAGCGCCTCGACGTCGTCGGTTGCTGGCATCGTTTGAGCGTCAGCGCTGGAATGACCCGCAGCCTCCAGGACAGCACTTAACTCACCCTGGACGCCGTTAAACCAGTCAGCTGAAGGAAAAGTTGACGCGGCCGTAATGCCAGCATTGGCAGACGTCACGCTGACGGGGGACGCACCCACCGCAACGTAATGCCCTGGCAATGTGACTGACCGTTCAGCTCCCGGCAGGTCAAATGCATCAGTCTGTGCCACTTCCTGCGCTGAAACCTTGCCAGCGCGACCTTTAGTGCTTTGCTTACCCGCTGTTTTTTCTTTCGTTCCACTCACTGTTCCATCCTCTTTAAAGGTGGGTCACAGCGGGTTTAAAGCCCGCTGTAACGGTATTAAAACGGAGACTGACGATTACGCCGGGGTGGTGATGAACGGGCTGTCGACGATTTCCACATCCTTGTAATAGATGTTGGAATTACCACCATCGACCAGCATCGCGTCGATGATCTTCTTCGCGGCTGCACGGTTGTTCGGACCGACGACCAGCGTGGTCGGACGGATACCCAGCGGGTTACCGGAATCACGCTTCATCCCCTGCAGAACCTTCACCGCCGCCTCATAGTTGGCGACAGTCAACGGTGCGCGGGACCCGCAGGCGGTCTGCCAGAAGCCAAAACCGACGTTGCAGCGGCCATCCACGCCATACAGGAACTCATTGTTCTTGAAGGTGTGGTCATTGCTGAGGTCATCGAGTGCCTGGAAATTGAAGGGACGGCGGTTCTGATAAAGGATCGGCTTCAGTACCTGGCTCTCATCAATCAGAAACCACGGTTCGCCGGTGTCGGTCGCGATATTGCCGACAACGTTGCTGTAGGTGCCGCCCGCCATCGGATGGTCAGTATCAAAGAAGTTCTGGCCGTCAAAGCACAGGGTGCTGAAACCGGCAACCAGCAACGGGAAGCTCAGCGTATCCGGGAACTCGGCGACCTGCTGACCGAATGCCTGCGCAATCACGCTGTACTGACCAATCTGGTCGTCTTCGATATTTTCACGTTTGACGCGGATCGAGTTTTCCCAGGTCTTGTTGGCGATGGTGTAGCCGTACTGAGACAACTGCGCGAACTGGCGGGCGCTGACCCACTCTTTGATGGTCGGCAGGTCCGAGAGCCAGCCATACGTATTGGACGCAGAGCCGCTCGGCACTTCAGTAGCGATGCGCAGGTACTGCGACTTGACGCCCGCAAGACCTTTGGTAAAGGCGGCGCTCAGGGACGTGGAGAGCGCGTGCAGAATTTCAGCTGACGGTGCTGGCATTGTTATTGCTCCTGTTTCGGTTTAGCGGCGAGAAACTCTTCCTGCGAAATACCCATGCTGCGGCACATCGCCAGCTCAGTTTCGTTAAGCGTGGTCTGCTGACCGTTGTTCTCTTTGCCTTTGGACGGGTCCTGATTAACCAATGGCTGCGCAGTTTTTACGAACGCTTCAAACTTCTGGCGACCATCTTCAGTACGGCAAAGGGCCAGATACATATCGCGGTTAGCGGGCGCGACTTTCCCGGCGGTCACGGCATCGTCAACCAGCGCGGTAGCCGTTTTCTCATCCAGCGTCTTCAGGCGGTCCTCTGCTGTCTGAGCGCGGTTCAGCGCCAACTGGTACGTCTCCTGCGGAATAAATTTCGACAGGTCCGGGTTTTGAGCACGGTTCAGCGCAAGCGATTCACTGTTTTTGATGGTCTGGATAGCCGATACAGCGTCATCAATCGACGCAGTTGCAGCCAGTCCCAGCACCGTGGCAATTTGCACAGGTACAGTCATGGTGTTCTCCGAGTTAAGTGCGGGTAAATACAGGTTGGGTTTGTTGGTCAGGCCAGCGCTGGACAGATGCGAGACCTGACCGGTAGGGAAATGACGGAAAGCCGGGCTGTAATAGCGGTACTTCTTACCGCGAACGAGCGCTTCGCCGTCAGGCGTCCACTCGATATGACCGTCAATGCTGCCGTCAGCGTTGACGCGCATGGCATCAATCCAGGCGTAAGCGGGAGCCTCTTCACCTTTTGGGCCCAGCAGCTCGGTGGAATGCTCGACATCAAACGGCAGCGTCGGGTAACGAAAGGACGTGGCAATGAACTCTGAAGGATTGTCGTTCACCCAGGTGCGGCCATCACGCCCCGTGAAGGTGCCAGCCGGAATAAGCAACAACCATTCCGGCAGCGGCGTGCTGATATCCGACAGGTCGGGAAGCTCGAAGCACAGGGCCAGAAATTCAAGTTGTGTTGCAGGCTTTGGCATGGTGCTGTCCGTCGTTAAAGGTAACTGACGGACAGTGTCGGAGAAAAACGAGAGGAAACCGGATTTACCGGCTTCCATGCTTATAAAAAGGATGTTCGGGAAACGCAGCGGGGAACCGCGTTCAAACCCCGTTCAAAAACGCCGTGGCACGTTTAAGAATTTTTCAGAGAATCATCGTACCACAAATGCCGTTAAAGTCTCTGAGCGCGTTTGAGGCGGCTTACCGCCTCGCTTAATTATCACTGTCGAACGCGCTTTGCTTTGCGGCCAACTGGCGATCAAGCTCCGCCTGACGGCGCGTGCCCGGATTGTAATCCCACCCCGGATCAATCCCTTCGGGCACCATCTCCTCTTCGCCGGTACGCTTGTTAACCCACTTCACCCGTTTGACTGGCGGGGCTTCCGTGCGGACCGGTACGGTCTGGCGGGTAACGTGACCGTTTGGCTGACCGCTGTCGTCGAGCTGCTGCACGTTGCGCGGGACGCCATTTTTCTGCAGCTGATCGTACTCGTATTTACTGACCTGGCGGACCCCGCATTTACAGCCCCAACCGTTGGGGCCGATATGCGTTTGCCAGAACGGGTCGTCAACGGGCAGGCAGAGGTCCGCCCATTTCAGGTGCTCGGCGCGGTGCTCGCGGGACGGGCCCAGCGTATAGAGCAGATAGGGCATCGCACGCTTAGTGCGCTCTATGCGCTCCCACTGTCCGGCGCTGCGGGCGGTGCGCATGTTGGTATCATAGATAGTGCGCAGACGACGATCGTTGCCGAGCTGTACCGGCTTTGTTTCACCTGTCAGCGGGTCATCCATCATCTGCTGACCCCACCATCCACGCTTCACCAGCAGGGGTTTCAGGACCTCCCGAAACTCCGCGAATGACTGGCCGTTGGCCAGCGCGTCATCGACCAGCGCTTTGACGTCAGAGAGCAGATCGAGCTGCGTCATCTTCGCCACGGTGAAACCGATGCTGTGCTCCTGCTTCCACACATCACGGTAATCGAAGCCCGGCTTCAGCTTTTTGGACTTAAGCCAGGCGAGAGCCTCTTTGGGGATAATATCGGGAGCCTTAGCCATCATTCGCATCTCCCAGTGACCGCGCCTTAAAGCTCAGCATCGCCAGCTGCTCAACGAACGCGGCAGGCTCCAGTGTCTTCTGCAGGTCCGGCAGACGCGCCAGAAACTCGTCAAAGCTTCCGACCTCCTGCGCCAGCTGCAGCACCGGACTGGTAAACGCGTCGCCGGTCTGCTCCCAGTCCTTCAGCCCCTCGCTGACCATCGCATCAATCTCATCGTCCTGCGCACGGTTCAGCGCCAGCCGCTCACGGTTCAGCGCCGGTGCAGAACTGAAGGCGGAGAAGCTGTTGGACGGAGAGAGAACGGCAGCGCCTTGCTCAGGTTCCGCCAGTCCGAACTTGTCCCGGACCTCGGATTCCTGCACCCGCAGACCACGATCAACCAGGGGGATAAGCGCATCGACAAACGCCTTGAGGTCCTCCGGTTCGCTGATGGCCAGCTTCACACGCGGGTACTTTTCCTGCGGCCCGTAGTTGAACTGGATAAACGGGCGCACCAGAAACTCATTAAGGGTGTTTTCCAGCTGACGGGCATCCCAGCGGGCGATATCCATGCGCACCCGGTCATGCACATCAGCCTGAGACCGGGAGCTGCCGTCATCGGTGGTCATAGTCTGCCCCAGCACCGCCTTGCTGGTCTGAGCGTCGCACCACTCGGCCATCTCTTTGAAGAGTGCGCCGCCACCGTTGCGGCTGGCGGTTTCCTGCATTTCAAGCTGCATGCTCTGCGGGATTGCACACCCGGCATCGGATGCGATGGAGGCGATAGCATCGATGAGGGTCTTAATCTGCTCATCGGTGGCATTATTCCCGTACTTTCCGACGACGATCGGAATGCCGAATTTTTCCGCGAACGCCCACCAGTCACGCACGGTGAAGGACTTCAGCATATACATGACTGCCACCAGACGGGCCAGACCATTACGCAGCGGCAAACCAGACTTCAGCCGGGGATAATGCATCACATATTTTCCCGGCGTCAGGGGGATACCGTCCACCGGCTGTTCATCGGTCAGCAAACGGAACTCACGCAGTGTGTCGCTATCGGGTTTCAGGAACCGCGGGTCAACCCACTCATAATCCCGCGGTATCCAGCCATCACGGGTACTCCAGAGGATTTCACAGACCCCGACGCCTTTACCGAGGCCATCGAGCAGATCAAATAACAGATCCGGGATTTGAGGCTGCTCGACAAGATCGCGAACCGCATCAGCCAGCAGTACGTCATGCTCATCGTCGCTGGCCGCTTCCACTGCAGGAGGGATACCGGCGACGGTCAGCTTGCGGGTACGCAGGACGCTGGCGTAGTGCAGGTCACGCTCTTCCATCTCTTCGGCGAGGATGAAGTAGTCCCGTGCGTTTCCCTCGGTCACATTGCGCAAGACCCCGGCTAATCTCGCCGGGGATAAGGTGCTCGCCACGCTGATACCCGCTGAGGGGGACCTGACGCTGGCGCGTCTGGCCCGCGCTTCGGGCTGGGTCATATCGGTTTCGTTAACGGCGACGGTTTCATCGGTTGCCGGGTTAAGCAGGCGTCGGATCGCACCGGAGAGTTTCTTCAGCATCAGAGCAGTCCTCGCTGATTTTTAAGGCCACGGGTGATGCGCAACTGGCGGCGACTGTCGCTGTTGCGCTGCTGTTGCGGGTTGTTGAGCCGGTGCAGTTCATAGCGCTGGCAATCTTCTTTGCTGGCGAGGAACGCCAGGAAGATCGCATACGCGCTGTCACCGTGACGCTTGTGGCCATCGCTGCCGGTATTCTCCCGGTCATCAATTCCTGGCACCCCGCGCTGGACGACGATCTGCCCGAGGTCGCTGATAACGTCCTCATGCTTCGGCAACACCAGCTCATCATCCTCAAACGCCGCCTTGAAGCGCGGCATATTTTCCCTGTAATGCGCCACGGACGGCATCACCACCTCCACCTCTGCGCCGTACTTCTCTGCCGCCTGCTCGGCCAGATAGTTACCGTTCCCCCGGCCATCGAGCTTGATACCGTCGCGGCGGGGCAACCGATCGCAGATAAAGAACAGCGCCTGCTCCTGCTGCTTGTAGGGCACATTGGCCAGCTCGACCAGAAACGGCACGGTACGGGTGGTGTCATCGTTGACGGTCATCGGCGCAAAGACGGTCAGGTGGCCCGACCGCGCAAAGTCCTCGCCGAGGCAGTGGCGGAGGTTTTGCGGGAGCGTGTTCAGCACAGGCAGCACCACCTTATCCAGCCACTCCTGCATATCCAGTGCGCGGATGATTTCGGGCATGGCATTAAACGCAGCCGTACCGGTAAAGCGCAGAACGGGACCGGAGCCTCGCGCGGCACGCTCACGAATGGAGCGGGCCAGATAGGTGCCGCCGCCGTTCTTCGGCTCGCAGTAGTATTCTTCGCGGGCATCTTCTTCGGTGGCGGTATCGCTCAGCAGGTTCGCCAGCCATTCTGCCTCGGTATCCGGTGACCACGGTTTTTTCGTCACCTGACAGATACGGCGATACAGCCCCTCGCTGATGGCCAGTTCGATATCAATACGGTGAACGGAATAACGTTTCTTGCCCGCGCGGCTGTCGGTGATGATGGTATTGAAGAGGTTTTCAATGCCGTTATGGGTGGAGATCAAACGGACCTTTGAACCCCACATGGTGAGCGCCAGCGCCGCTTTCAGCACGGCGGCAAGGTCTTTCTGGAATGCTGCCTCGTCGATGATGACGTTACCCTGCATACCGCGCAGGTTCGACGGATTGGATGACAGCGCCTTGATTTTGAAGCCGCTGGCAAAGTTGATGACGTAAACCAGAATATCCTTGTCGTCATCCTCCAGCGCTTCCTCACCAATCGCGGAAGCCGCGAGATCGTACGCCTTCGCCCACATGGCGCAGGCGTCGATAAACTCACGCGCCATGTCTTTGGTGGTGCCGACATAGAAGGTGTCGGTTCCCCCGGCTTCCGGTGACATTGACCCGCTGAGCGAAGCCTCGGCAGCTTCCGCCCACGTCAGGCCGGTTCGACGGGATTTCTCGGCAATCTTGAGCTGGGACGTGTCCGCAATCCACCGGCGCTGATACGGCAGCAGCACCTGATCCGCGTCGAACTCGCCCGCCAGAATGGCACTGGCGGACTGATTACGTAACTGTTCCTGCGCTGACAATGGTCCGGCCATCATACAATCCCCAGAATCTGGCGACGGATATCAGCGGCGGTTTCCGCAGACAGCCCGGCACTTTTGGTGATTTTCTCCGCCTGCGCGGCGGCTTCTTCGGCGAAGGCCTGGCGGATCTCTTTCTCACGTTTGTGGCTGGCCATCGCTGCCGCTTCCAGACGCTGAGCAACCAGCGCCAGCTGGCCGAGGGCCTTCGGCTCTACCGGATCAGCGCCGTCAGCAAGGGACATAGAGGTTTCGAACGCCATCGTTTTGACGAACTCAAGCAGCAATTTCCCCACATCGGAGGATGGTGCAGACCCCAGTTTTGCCGCCCAGATTTCAGCCATCTCGCGGGAGGCGCGGATCTTAGCGCCGAACGCCTCCATTTTGCTGGCGTAGCGGTTCAGGCCGGTTCGGCTGAGCTTCATATCGTCCGGCAGATTATGGCCATCAATCAGCTCGTTGATGGCCTCGCGGATTTCCTCCTGTGTGTGGCGTTTCTCGCGCAGCATCTGATGAAGCTGGTCGCGTACGCCATCCGGCAGCAGGTCGATTTTAGACGGACGGCCACGGGTCGGGTTTTGTTCAGTGGACATGCGATGTTTTCTCCCGTGCGGCCATCAACTCTTCAACTTCGTCAATAGCTTCCATGTAGGTAAAAACATTGCTCCATTCCGGGGCTGCGCCTGTCACTGCTTCGTATATGGCGCTGAGTGTCTCTTCAGCAGCATCGCGCTCAACAATAAGCTGCGTTTCAGAGCGGTCGAGTTGTCCCAGTTCAGCAAGAAGCTGCTCGCAGGAACCACAGAGTGATTCCAGAGAGGTTGCTGCTGTTAGCAGTGAATGCCACGATAAAGTGACTTCCTCTGTCGGGCTATGGTGAGCAAGCCGTGATAAGCGGCGGAACTGTTCGGCCTGCTGACGGCATGTAGTCAGCAACTTCTGCAGAGCTGATTTGTCCATAATTACCCCCTCGAACGGGGCTTTTTCACCCCCGGAACCGTGGCCAGACCGCTGGCGACGTCATCACCTCGACCGGTGATTTCCGCCACATAGCAGCCGGAGACGTCCGTCAGACTGACCAGACCCTGCTCGCGGAGCCATGCCAGATGCGTACGCACGATATCGCGGGAAACGCGATGGCCATACGTCTGCAGGCACGTCTGCAGAATCGACTCGTTGGCGCTGTCGCCGCATTCGACAAGAGATCGCAAAATAACCAGGCGCTGGTCCTGGTCGAGAATGTCACGCATAGTCACCTCTTATTTTTCCTTCAGCTCGTTTTCCAGAAGCAGATCGCTGACGTGTTTCACCTGGCGAATCGCCGGGCCCAGTTCGCGCAAATCGCCCCGCAGGTTGCTCATCTCCAGCTGCAGCTGGTGAAGGTCTTTCTGGCTCGGCAGACCCGCGATGGTATTTTCAACACCCTGCAGACGGGTGCGCATGAGCTCCAGCTCCTCGCGTTTAACGTACGTTTTGGCCAGCAGTAACTGAATGACGTTCACGGCAGACATAAACAGCGCCCAGATGATCGCCCAGTTACCCTTAATGATTTCCCACGGCATGCTTCCCCCTGATATCTCTTATGGACTGACAGGTGACACAGGTCGCCACTGACGGCAGTGCCTGAAGTCGAGCCGCCGGAATAGCCGCGCCGCAGTCGTTACAAAATCCGTAATTCTCAGGCAGCTCTTTAACGCGGTTTAAATGCCGGTT